ATGATTTAACTACACAGCGAATGATTTCTCACTACAAAAAATGCACTGGCCTATCAGAGAAAGATATTCGAAAGTATCTTCTTCCCCCACATGATGTTTGGCTTTCTGCTAAAGAAGCAAAAAAATTAGGATTGTGTGATTCAATTAAAGCGACATACTGATGCCTTGACAAATCGTAATTATATGATATAATAGAGATAGAATTAAAGATACCGCAGGGGTAATCGTAGGGCTTCGACTCTCCACCTAGTTTTAAGCTGGGTACATTTGAAGCCACTCTCTCACTACGAAAGCAATAACCAAGCTCTCTTGCGGTATCACTATATATAATAAGTGATAATAATATAAAACTTGTGGAGAATTATGGTAAAAGCGGTTCAACCGGAAGCTGAGGTTTCTTCAGCTTCGTCTACAGAAAGCCCCAATACTCAGGGCAAACCCAAACGACAAACTAAAACAGATAAATTAAAAATTATCAATCCAGATAGTCAGGTAGAATTTAAGATTGATTTTGAAGGTGATGATGAACCACAAGAAGCTGTATCAGATAAAGCTTTGGGTGGAACAGAACTTATGAAAAAGTGGCTCTTTGAAGAAATGGAAAAGAAAGAGCCAGGATTGTTTGACAAGTTCCAGTTTATTAGCACAAGAGTTAGAAAACTTGAAAAGAAACAACGTATTCTTTGGGTTCATGACTTAGCCAATGACCCAGAAGTTCAACATCTAAAAGAGAAAGATAATTGGGGCAAGTATGAACGCGTTGTTTTTGTTAGTCATTGGCAGCAATATCAATTTCAGGCATATCTAGGACTTCCCTACGACCAAGGCATTGTAATTCAAAATGCTATCTATCCCATTCCGACTCACGAAAAACCAAAAGAAGACGATAAAATAAATGTTTGTTATTTCTCTACTCCACATCGTGGACTAGAGGTTCTTTTGGATGCATGGGATTTTCTGAGGAACACTCTTGGAGGGGGAAAGAATGCAGAACTGAATATCTATTCTAGTTTTGCATTATATGATCGCAAACATATGGATGAACAGTTTCGACATATATACAAACGAGCAAGAAACTTGGATGGTGTTAATTATCATGGTACTATCACTAATGATGAAATCCGTGAGATGTTGAAGACACAGCATATTATGTCATATCCAAGTATTTATGAGGAAACAAGTTGTCTTACTCTGATTGAATCATGTAGTGCAGGATGTTTATGTGTTGTTCCTAATCTTGGAGCTATTCCAGAAACAGGTGCAAATTTTCCGTGGATGTATGGTTGGGAACCAGATCCCAAAAGACATGCACAAGTACATGGTCATATTCTAGGACGAGCCATTGAGCACTTCTGGGACGAAGATGTGCAAAACTTACTGAAGATACAACAAAATTATTTTGATATGTTTTATAATTGGAGTTTACGTGGTGGTCAATGGCAACAATTTCTCCATGCTATAGAACAAGAACTTCCTGTCGAAGAGGTTGAAGAAGTCGAAGAAGAAGAAAAAACAGAAGATGGCACAACTAATTGATTTTTCGCAGATCGTCATTGGTTCTTATATGACAGCCGCGAAATACGCATCTACGGACATGGATGTTATTAGGTCCGCAGTATTAAATACATTACGAATATATAGAGTTAAGTTTGCAAACGAATATGGGGAATTGGTGTTGTGTTGTGATGACCGGCATACCTGGAGGAAAGAGATTTTTCCTAATTACAAAGCATCCAGAAAGAAAACTAAAAAATCATCGGGAATTGATTGGCAGAATTTATATGATTGCTTGAATCAATTAAAAGATGAGTTTGTTCACTGGTTCCCTTACAAAGTGATTCAAGTAGAGAAAGCAGAAGCAGATGATATCATTGCTACTTTAGTAAACTTAATAGATGAACGAACATTGATATTGTCGAGTGATAAAGATTTTGTTCAATTACACAAATTTAATGTTAGACAATATTCACCAATGCAAAAGAAATATGTTGAATCTCAATCAGACGGATGGTCACTACATGAGAAGATTATAAGAGGTGATGTTGGTGACGGTGTTCCAAACATTATGTCTGATGATAATGTTTTTATTGATGAAGGTAGGAGACAGAAACCAGTAACCAAGAAAAAAGTCGATGCATGGTATCATCTAGATCCAGAGACATATTGCAATAAAGAAATGTTACGAAATTATAATAGAAACAAACAGTTAGTTGATTTGAGTGAGATACCGGAGTCAATACGCCTAAATATAATTAATCAATTTGAAAATGCCAAAGTTGGTGACCGCAAACGCTTACTCACATACTTTGTAAATCATAGGTTAAAAAACTTAACTGAGAATTTATCGGAGTTTTAATTTATGGCACGGAGTATACCACTTATATTTGAAGATGTAGCTGCGGCAAATTCTATCAAAGCCCGTAAGAAGGTTTTGCTAGAAAATGAATCCAATCAGCTAAAGGAATTATTAAAATATGCCTTTCATCCAGATATTAAATTTGCTCTCCCGCCGGGGAAACCACCGTACAAAACGATAGGGTCACCGGACGAGTACAATCCCACATATCTATATCCCAATATTAGAAAATTTTACTTATATATTGAAGGGGGTCATGACGGACTTACTCAATTACGAAGAGAGCAACTTTTTGTTCAGATGTTAGAAAGTTTACATCCTAAAGAGGCAGAAGTGGTAATTCAAATTAAAGATAAAAAGTTGAACTATAGAGGTTTAACATACAAATTAGTAAAAACAACTTTTCCAGAAATATTACCATAATGATAAATGTAGATAAGTTTGAAAATAGAATTGTTAAACTTAAGCGTATAGATTCTGATGGAAATGAATCAGCAACACATGCTGAACTCAGACAAATAGATTATGATCAATCAGAAGATGTACCCCGTTCTGTTACGGCTAGACTTACTGACCCATTAAATGTTGTGATTACTTTACGTTATGATAAAGGTGCTAAAAAATTCCGAGGTCCATTAAGGACAGATACTTTGGAATCAGATTTTAGTATTGATGACTTTATAGATAGTTCGAAAATGGGAACAGCCGACAGATACATGAAGAGTCCGAAAAGTACACGGGCAAAATTCTGAAGAACGGTAACCCAAACAGAAGAGGAACATGAAGAAATTCATTTTATTTCTTGCTATATTTCTTGTTGCTGCAGAAAAAATAGAACCGAGAAATATTTTTTTAAACATAGAAGATGTTATGTGCATGGCGAAGAATATATTTTTCGAGGCCGCTGTAGAAAGCACCGCCGGAAAATTAGCTGTAGCACAAGTAACATTGAACCGTGTTAGATCAAAAAATTATCCTAATACAATTTGTGATGTGGTTTATGAGGGGAGACATCATGCAAGTGGATTTCCCAAAAGAAACCAATGCCAATTTAGTTGGTATTGTGACGGACGCGGAGATGAACCGGCTGAATCACAATTATGGATAGATTCTCAAGACTTGGCCAAATACGTAATTCTAAGACAGGATGATTTAATAGACATAACAGATGGTGCTACCCACTATCATGCAAAGTATATTGATGCACCAAGATGGGCGGTCCAAAAGAGGGTGACTGCAAAGATAGATGAACATATCTTTTATAGATCACACGGACATAGAAAGGGATTTAGTTTTTAGATTATAAACCCTTGACATTTGTCCTGGTTTGTGATACAATATAAGTATAAGTAGAGAATGAAAAAAGATTATGTTAACAAAAGATGATTTAAAAAGTAAGTGATATGAAAAAAGAATTCTATTTGTCTACCGCAGTTTATCATTTCGATGAACTGATTAAAACCAGCGGTTACAAACCTAAGTCGAAATTCGGTGGTGAATGCACTTCTATTGTTGTAGAACAAGAGTTAAGAGAATGTGCAGCGCCTGGAGCGATTCGCAATGACCGCATCAATGAGGTCATGAAGAAGATCGAGAAAGAATTAAATTCAAATAATTCTGATTCTGAATTCTTTATAAATTGTCGTGATGTCACTTCTAAGAAGACGGTCGCTGGATGGAAACTCAAGGAAAAAATCTGGAACTACCAGTTAGGGTTTCTTG